CTTTGGTGTTTTACGGAATGCCAATATTAGCAGAGAATAATAAACCTAGACTATTATACTATCTCAGAAGACGAGGTTATAGAAAGTTTAGTATGAATAGACCAGATAAAGTTTGGAATAAATTATCTGTTGCAGAAAAAGAAGTGGGTGGTATACCTAATTCAAGTGAAGATATAAAACAAGCTCACGCTGCAGCAATTGAAATGTATATCAACGACCATGTGGGATTGTTGCAAGATGGAAGTTATGGTAATATGTATTTTAATGAAACCTTAAACGACTGGTCGAGATTTGATATAAACAAGAGGACAAAGCATGATGCCTCAATAAGTTCTGGATTAGCAATAATGGCTTGTAACAGACATTTGTACAAACCTAATCCAAATGCAGAAAAGAAACCTATAAACCTAAATATATCCAAGTATAGTAATAAAGGATTTCAATCAACAATAATAAAACAAAAAACATGATAGAGTCTATCGTAAAGAATTTTCCGTCTCAAGCGGTTAGTGATATTGAAAAAATGAGTCATGAGTATGGCTTAAAAGTAGCTAAAGCTATTAAGCACGAGTGGTTCACTGGTGCAACAAGTAAATATAGTAGTTATATAAATAATTTTCACAAATTAAGATTATATGCTAGAGGTGAGCAGTCTGTAGAAAAGTATAAAAATGAATTATCCATAAATGGTGATTTATCTTACTTAAATTTAGATTGGAAACCTGTTCCAATAATTCCAAAGTTCGTAGACATAGTGGTCAACGGTATGGCTCAAAGATCTTACGAGGTCAATTGTTTTTCCCAAGACAGTTATGGTGTTGATAAAAGAACTGAGTATATGGAATCTATGCTAAATGATATAAGGTCTAGAGAGTTTAAAGATGTTGTGAAAATGGGTACAAACATTGATTTGTACGAAAATAATCCAGACTCTATTCCTGATACAGAAGAAGAACTAAAACTTCATATGCAGCTTGAATACAAGCAAGCTATAGAGTTAGCTGAAGAACAAGCTATAAACGTTTTACTTGAAGGTAGTGATTATGATCTTGTTAGAAGAAGATGTTTATATGATTTAGCGGTACTAGGTATTGGTGCAACAAAAACTACTTTCGACTGGAGTAGTGGTGCTAGAGTTCAATATGTTGATCCAGCCAATTTAGTTTACTCATACACAGACTCACCGTATTTTGAAGATATATATTATGTTGGAGAGGTTAAGGAGATACCAATTAATGAGTTGGTTAAAGAGTTTCACGACCTAACTGAAAAAGATATAGATGATATAACTAAAACATCAGTTGATCCAATTAATAGTAGAGCTAATAGGGATAAAAATAAAGTATCTGTATTATATTTTAATTTTAAAACCCACTCAAATGATGTCTATAAGCTAAAGAAAACCGGTAGTGGTGCGGATAGAGTTATTGAAAAAGACGATACATTTAATCCACCTGAAAACAAAGACGGTGATTACAGTAGGTTAGAAAGAGTAATAGAGTGTTTATATGAAGGTGTTTATATATTAGGGTCAAATAAACTTTTAAAATGGCAAATGATGCCTAATATGATGAGGTCTGATTCTGATTTTACAAAAGTTAAAATGAGTTATCAAATCGTTGCACCAAGAATGTACAACGGTAGAATAGAGTCAATTGTTAGTAGGATAACGGGTTTTGCTGACATGATACAATTAACTCATTTAAAGCTACAACAAGTGATGGCAAGAATGGTTCCCGATGGAGTTTTCTTAGATGTTGATGGTTTAGCTGAAGTTGACCTGGGCAACGGAACAAACTATAATCCACAAGAAGCTCTAAACATGTTCTTCCAAACTGGGTCTGTTGTTGGTAGAAGTTTCACCTCTGAAGGTGATATGAATCCAGCTAAAGTACCAATTCAACAAATACAAAGTGGAGCTGGTGGTAATAAAATACAAAGTTTAATTACAACTTATAATTATTACTTACAAATGATTAGAGATGTAACTGGACTTAATGAAGCTAGAGACGCAAGCACACCAGACCGTAATGCTTTAGTTGGTGTTCAAAAAATCGCAGCAGCTAATTCAAATACTGCAACAAGGCATGTTTTGCAGTCTATGTTGTTTTTAACCGCGAAGGCAGCGGAGTGCTTATCGCTACGTATAGCTGATATAATAGAGTATTCACCGACAGCGGATGCTTTTATTAGAGCTGTTGGAGCACATAATGTTGCTACGCTATCAGAGCTAAGAGAATTACATCTTCATGATTTTGGTATATTTATAGAACTAATGCCTGATGAAGAAGAAAAAGCTATGTTAGAAAACAATATTCAAGCTGCGTTAGCTCAAAAGTCAATAGACTTAGATGATGCTATAGATCTTAGAGATGTTAGAAATACTAAATTAGCTAATAGATTGTTGAAGGTTAAAAGAAGAAAGAAAATAGAAAGAGATCAGAAGATGCAGCAACAAAATATCCAAGCTCAAGCACAAGCAAATGCTCAACAACAACAAGCTGCTGCCCAAATGGAGGTTCAAAAAAATCAAGCAAAGACGCAATCAGAAGCTCAACTTGAACAAACTAGAAACCAATTAAAAGTACAATACTTGCGACAAGAGGCTGCGGTTAAAAAGGAGTTGATGCAATTTGAGTTCGAGCTAAACTCAAGAATTGAAAATTCAAAAAGACAAACAAATAGCGAACTAGAAGGTGCTAGAGAAGATAGAAGAGACGCTAGAGTAGATAGACAAGCTGCTCACCAAAAGGATATGATAGATAGAAGAAAAGATGGTGATTCCCTTAAAAACTTTGAATCATCAGGTAATGATATACTAACAGGGGGAGCGAATATGGAAAGATTCGATCTCTAATATTTAATATTTTATAAAATTTTATTATGGCAAAAGAATTGAAAAAGGTTGAAGAACCTAAAGTAGACGGTAAAGTCGAAAAACTTAAAATTAAAAAAAGAACCTACTCAAACGACAATAGCAACAATGCTCCAACAAAACTTGATTTATCAAAACCTCAGTTTGAAAACAAAGAAGTTGAAGAAAAACCTGTTGAAGATGAGGTTATAGTTGTTAATCCAGAGCCTAAACCCGAAGAGGTGGTTGCTGAAGAGAAGGTTGATATTGTAAAAGATAACTCTAATGAAAATAAAACTGAAGAAGATTTACCAGTTTTAGAAGAAGTAACTCAAGAGGAAATAGCTGAAGCTGAAGAGAAGATTCAAGAGTCTATTGCTGAAGCTAAAGAAACAGGAAAACCACTTCCAGAAAAAGTTGAGAAGTTGGTTAAGTTCATGGAAGAGACTGGAGGTGATTTAAATGACTACGTTAATTTAAATAAAGACATTTCTAAAATGAATGACTCTGAGATATTAGATGAGTATTATAAGAAAACAAAATCTCATTTAACTCACGAAGAAAGAGATTTTATGTTAGATGAAAACTTTGGATACGATGAAGAAGAGGACGATCCAAAAGTAATTCAAAGAAAGAAAATAGCCCTCAAAGAGCAAGTTGCCGAGGCTAAAGCCTATTTAGACGGGCAAAAGTCTAAGTATTATGAAGAAATTAAAGCTGGATCAAGGTTAACACCTGAGGCAAAAAAAGCTATGGATTTTTTTAATAGATACAACAAGGAAACCGAAAAGCAGAATAAGATAGCACAAAATAACAAGAAGGTGTTTGAAACTAAAACCAATAGTGTTTTCAATAAAGATTTCAAAGGTTTTGATTATCAAGTTGGAGATAAGAGATATAGGTTTAATGTTAAAGATACTGATCAAGTTAAAACCACTCAAAGTGATATTAATAATTTTGTCAACAAGTTTGTTGATAAAGAAACAAAACAAATTAATGACGCTGTTGGGTATCACAAATCTTTATTTACAGCCATGAACGCTGATGCAGTAGCTAAACACTTTTATGAACAAGGTAGAGCTGATGCTATCAAAGGGCAGGTTGCTAAAGATAAAAATATCGATATGAATCCTAGGAAAACACATGGAGAGGTTAACGTAGGAGGAGTTAAATATAGAGTGCTTGGTGATTCCGCTGATGGTTTAAAGGTGAAAATTAAACGAAAAAAACAATAATTTAAAAAATAATTTATTATGGCAACAAGTATGACGGGTGCGACAAATCCGAACCCTTCCCCATTACAACAAACACTAGCGTCGAATTATATCGACTTTACTAGTGGTGCAGGGAATGATTGGGGACAACAATATTTACCAGATCTTATGGAAAAAGAAGCCGAGGTCTTTGGTAACAGAACAGTTTCAGGCTTCTTAGAAATGGTTGGTGCAGAAGAGCCAATGAGTTCAGATCAAGTAGTTTGGTCAGAGCAAGGTAGATTACATTTATCTTTTTTAGGTAACTGTAATTATACTGCTGGAACACCTGATACGTTTGTATTTACGATAGTAAAAGATTGTGATGGTAACACGTTATATGGTTCAACGGCAGCGGGTGTTAGAAAAGGTGATCTCGTAGTTTTATCAGATGCAAACTCTAATGTTAAAGGTTATGTTAACGCAGTAGCAACAGCAACTGTAGGTGGTCAAACAGTAACTCAAGCTACTGGTGTTCTTTTAAGTAAATCACTTTCGGGCATGGATGATGTCGGTACAGCTGATCTTACAGATGGTCACGCTATGTTTGTTTTTGGATCTGAGTATTCAAAAGGTACTACGGGTAGAACAGAAGCTTTAAAGCCTCAGTTCAAGTCTTACGGTAACAAACCAGTTATAATTAAAGATATGTATGAGATCTCAGGATCTGATGCTGCTCAAATTGGCTGGGTTGAAGTATCTGGTGAAGATGGACAAAATGGTTACATGTGGTACTTGAAATCAGCTGGTGATACTAGATCTCGTTTCTCTGATTACTGTGAAATGGTTTTAATTGAGCATGAATTATCTGATGCTAACGCTGATGGTACTTCTGGTGATAATTTAACTGGTTACGGTTCAAACACTATAATTGCTGGTACTGAAGGTTTATTCGCAGCACTTAGAGCTAGAGGAAACGTTTTTGACGGTCTTTTAGATACTGGAGTTACTGGTTGGAGTGACGACAATATGTTAGATGACTTTGATACAATATTGAAACAACTTGACACTCAGGGTGCTATTGAAGAGTACATGATGTTCTGCAATAGAGATCTTTCTCTAGCTGTAGATGAAATGTTAGCTGGACAAAGTGCTTACGGTGCTGGTGGTACATCTTACGGTGTATTTGACAACTCTGAAGATATGGCGTTGAATTTAGGTTTCAATGGTTTTAGAAGAGGTTCTTATGACTTCTACAAAACAGATTGGAAATACTTAAATGACAAAGCTACAAGAGGTGGTATGCTAGATGTATCAAACCACGTTAGAGGTGTTTTAGTTCCTGCTGGTGTAACTAGTGTGTATGACCAAACTTTAGGTAAAAACTTAAAGCGACCGTTTTTACACGTTAGATACAGAGCTTCTCAAATGGAGGACAGAAGGTTCAAAACTTGGACTACTGGAGCCGTTGGAGCAATGACGAATGATATTGACGCAATGAGAATGAACTTCTTAACTGAAAGATGTTTAGTTACTCAAGGTGCTAATAACTTCGTACTGTTAGAAGGTGAAGGTACTTACTAATAACAACAATTAAGATTGGGGGAGCGCTAGTCGCTCCTCTTTTCTTTTATTTACTAATTTTTATTATATTATATTATGGCAAACAAAAAGAAAGAGACTAAGGTTGAAGAACCTATGGTTGAAGAAACAGTGGTTGTTAAAGAACAACCTAAGGTTGAAGCTCCTAAAGCAAAAGCTAAACCAAGAGATACTTGGGAAGTAAGAGATAGAGTTTATGTTTTAAACGGACAAGCTCCATTAGCTTACCACTTGAAAACAAAAGGTTTGTTTTGGTTTGATGAAGAAAAGGGATACGAAAGAGAAGTTGGTTATTCAAGAAATCAAAGAACGGTGTTTGTTGATGAGATGAAAGGTGTTAAGAGACCAGAGCACGTGTGGTTTAGAGATGGGGTTTTATCTGTTCCAAAAGAAAAAGTTGCTTTACAAAAGCTTTTATCATTATATCATCCTCATAGAGGTAAAAAGTATCATGAGGTAGATGAGCAGAGAGATGCCGCTAACCATGTTGATTATATCGAACTAGAGCTAGAAGCTATGAATCTAGCTAAATCATTAAGCTTTGATGAGATAGAAGCTATAATGAGAGTTGAAGTTGGAAGTGGAATTTCTAAAATGTCTTCAGCTGAAATAAAAAGAGATGCACTAGTTATGTCTAGAAGAACGCCATCTTTATTTATTGATTTAGCAAATGATCCTAATATCAGATTAAGGAATACTGGTATTAAAGCTACAGAAATGGGGATTATTAAATTATCTTCTGATCAAAGAACTTTCATGTGGGGATCTAATGATAGAAAACTTATGACAGTTCCTTTTGACGAACATCCATATTCAGCACTAGCTGCTTGGTTTAAGACCGACGAAGGTATGGAAGTTTTATCTTCAATTGAAAAAAGAATAAATTAATATTCTTTAAATAACTAAGAATAGCCACCCGAAAGGAGTGGCTATTTTTATTTAAGGGCTAACCTTTCTCGTTATTATGTAACTATAATATAGTAAAATATATTTATAAAAAATAACAGTAATGATTAGTATAGATACCGTATATCAGAAGGTTTTAGCTTTAGCTAATAAGGAACAGAGGGGTTATATAACACCTCAAGAATTTAATCTATTAGCAAACAAGGCTCAAAAAGATATTTTAGAAAGTTACTTCCACGACTTAAAAACTGCTAAACATAAGCAATTTAGTGATGATAATTCTGGTAGTGATGAGGTTAGTCTTATTGAAGAAAAACTTCACCCATTTAGAAGATCAGCTGATATCTCTTTAACAACCATCACTACAAATGGAGTGTTAATAAATCTATCAACAAGCGTGCCTGATATATATAGATTAGAATCACTACTTTTAACTGGCCTCCCAGTTGGTGGTGCCACTGTAGATCAAGTTCCACCAATTTTAATAGCAGAGGTTGGTCAAGCAGAATATAGGGAATTAGCAAGAAACCCGTTAACAAAACCAACTAATCAACGACCTGTATTTTATAGAATTAACGGAAATTTACTTAAACCAGTTGGAGGAGATATTGTTGGTAGTGATTACGGCTTTAATCAAGGATCAACATTTAGTGTGGACTACTGGGTTTCCCCACCTGATCCACAATGGGCTTATGTTATAGTTAATAACAAACCTCTTTATAATAGCAATGAATCAATAGGTTTTATGATACATGTTTCTGATGAAGAAGCATTAGTAATTAGAATACTGGAGCTATCTGGAATAGCTTTAGAAAAACAAAATTTACATCAATCAGCAATAGTAGATAAATCAAACACTATTCAAAATCAAAGTAATTAATTATGGGTTTATTAGACGGAACAAATCAAGAAACTTACTACGGCGCAGCTAATGCTGCTAACTACGGTGGTTATCAATTCATAACGCTAGACAACATAATAAATGCATTCTTAGTAGCTTATGTTGGTGAAGGCAAAATAATAACCAAAGTAAATAGAACCGATGTACAGTTTCATGGTATGAGAGCTATTCAAGAATTATCTTATGATGTTTTTCGATCTGTTAAATCTCAAGAGATAGAAATACCACCTTCTTTAAAAATGATTCTACCTCAAGATTATGTCAACTACGTTAAGCTCGCTAGAGTTGGTAGTGATGGTATAGAAAAAATATTATATCCAACAGGTAAAACATCTAATCCCTTTTCAATAACACAAGATGGTAGCGGTAATTATCAATTTTACGATAGCGATAACGCTGACGCGGATGATGATATTGCAACGGGGACTGACTCACTGTTAGAGCAAACTGCGGGTAGTGATACTTGGAATAACTTTAGTTCTCAAAGTAGTTCAACAACATTAGATACGGATAGTGAAACAGACACACCTTATGAGCAATTTGGTAGAAGATATGGATTAGACCCTCAACACGCACAAGATAATGGATCTTTTTTTATAGATAATAGTAGAGGGTTTATTCATTTTAGCTCTGGATTAGCAGGACAAACTATCGTGCTAAAATATATAAGTGATGGATTAGGAACTGATGGCGAAATGGTTGTTCACAAGTTTTGTGAAGAAGCTGTTTATAAGTGGATAGCTTATGGTATATTATCCTCTAGATCAAAGATACCAGAATATGTAGTCCAGAGATATAAAAAAGAAAAGTTTGCAGAAACTAGAAAAGCAAAAATTAGATTATCTAATATAAAAATGGAAGAATTTACTCAAGTTTTAAAAGGATTGAGTAAACCTATAAAGTAATATTATGCCAGAGATTAAACATAATTTTACCGCTGGAAAAATGAACAAAGATCTAGACGAAAGGCTAGTTCCAAACGGTGAATACAGACATGCGGAGAATATACAGGTTAGGACCACTGATAATAGTGATGCCGGTGCGGTGCAAGGTATACAGGGAAATATGAGCATTGGTACTGGTTTTACTTTTACTGGGTATCCTGATGCGGTTACAAATGTTCCTTCAGATCAAGTCACAAAGTGTGTGGGTTCTATAGCGGATGAAAAAAGTGATAAAGGTTATTTTTTCATGGCAACACCTAAAACTATTCCTACAAGAGAAGAAATAATTGCAACTCCTGGTATTAAGGTTTATGCGGATGTTATAGTGGAAAAAGATTTTTCTGAACCATTCGTTGAAAACAATATAAATGGTGGTGATGTAACTCCAGTTGTCGTAGATTGGCATATGATAACATGTGACTATGCGTCTGCTGGTTCTCCAACACCATCAGGAACTTTTAACTCGATAAACCTAACTGGTATGACAAATAACGTACCTATTGTTGGAATGATTGTTGAATCGAGAAAAAATACCTCCTACGATCAAATGCAGCCTAATACAAAAATAATAGCTGTATCTGGTACAACGATATACTTAGATAAAGAACAAACTGCTGGAGCGGTGGATGGAAGTACAACAAGCTTTTGGTTTATAAGACCAGAGGAAGATAGGCTTTTGAATTTTGATTATGAAACCGAAGACAAGATAACAGGTATAAATATTATAGATGATATTCTTCTTTGGAGTGATGGTAGAAATGAACCTAAAAAAATAAACATAACAAGATGCATACATGGCTCTGGGATAATGGCTGGTATAAATGCTTTCACCTCTCCTTTTGCTCATACTAAACTAATAGTTAAAGACCCATCTAACAACGATTTAGTTTTAGTTAATAATATAGAGAACTTAAATACGTTGGTTGGAGTAAATAGTCCCGATAACGACTTGAAAAAAGAACACATCACTGTTATAAGGAAAGCCCCAACAACTGCTCCAAATATTACCATGAGGAGAACTACTCGTGAATCTCCAGTTCAAGGTTTCATATCTGGAGATTTCTTTTTCGAAGGTGGAACACCTGAGGTTAATAGTGTTAGGGTTGTAGATCTAGATGGATTATATGGTTTTAGAGTAAATGATATATTGACCTTTACTGACTATACTACTGAAGGTATGAATATATCTATAACAGCTATTGTTACAGATGTCGCTACAAATGAGAGTACTGGCATGAATAGTATAACAATAGAACTTAGTTCTATAGACCCAGACCTAACAGCTTTAAATACAAATTGGGAGTTCGTGCTTAATCAACCAAAGCCTCTTTTTGAATTAAAACTTGGAAGGATAGGTTATAGATATAGATATGATGATGGGGAATATTCAACTTTCTCTCCTTGGTCTGAACTTGTTTTTCAACCAGATGACTTTAGTTACACACCTAGTAATGGTTATAATAACGGTATGGTTAATGGAGTTAGAGAGATCACTGTAAGAGATTTTATTCCAAACATAAAGGTAAGGCCTAATGACGTTAAATCAGTTGATGTTCTTTTTAAAACAACTGATGACCAAAACGTATATATAATAAAAACAATAACACGTAGGATTGATAATGAGTGGGATAATTTTGTTGATGAGGTTAGTGAAAATACGGGTAAGATTGTTTTAACTTCAGAGTTAATACATAAGGTTGTTGAGTCTAAACAGTTACTTAGAAGTTGGGATAATGTTCCCAAAAAAGCTTTATCTCAAGAAATTGTTGGAAATAGAGTTGTGTATGGGAATTATGAACAAGGGTTTGATATAGATACCTTCATAGGTTTACAACAGCAAATTGTTAGTGAGGACACAACGTTATTAACACCAGAGAAATCGGTTAAGTCGGTAAGAAGTTACAAATGGGGTATGGTTTTTTCTGATGAGTTCGGAAGACAAACACCTGTTTTATCCTCTAGTTATACAGCTGGACCATCAGCAAATTCTACTAATAGCACTGGTGATATTGTTGTACCCAAAGACTTATGCGCAAAAAGCAATCACTTTAAGTTAACTCAACAATGGGATGATGAACCACCAACCTATTTTAGTTCAGTTAGCTACTACGTTAAAGAAACTTCAAGTGAATACTACAACCTAGTTATGGATAGATGGTATGACGCTGAAGATGGCAATATATGGTTATCATTCCCATCATCTGATAGAAGTAAAGTTGATGAGGAAACATATTTGATTTTAAAGAATGAAAATGGAAACCAAACACCGGTTTTAGAAGAAGCTAGATACAAGATACTAGCTATTGAAAACGATGTCCCAGAATTTGTTAAGCTAGATCAAAGAACAATGGGGGAAACCGAACGCATAAACAATATCGATATTTACGGTGAAACAAACGGTGCAGAAGGGATGCAGAGTAGTAACGGGGCTACAACTAGTGGCACACCGGACGCTTACAAAAACACACTTGAACTAGTTCACCCAGATAAATTAAAAGTTGATGAAGATACCTTTAGAGGTGTTACAAAATGGGTTAGAGTCAAGGCTGTTCATCCTGGTAGTAATAAAACATTATATAGTAAGTGGGTCAAAGTTGCTAGATTTGAATATACATTAGTTAGGTCGGGTGCAAATTTTGTTAATAGTTCGGAAACTCAATACGCTTATAAAACTATACTATCTGAGTCTTTTGGAGATGAGATAGATTTTAACTATACATTCGCGGGTTTAGGATTGGATGTTGGAGCCGGAACTGACGCTAACTTTGGTGACATGGGAGACGGTAGTGGTATACATTGGTTTCTTCAGTATAGAGACGATGTTTCAGAAAGTAAAGCGGAGTTTGATGGAAGATTCTTTGTTAAAATAGAAAACGATAGTATAATAACGTCTAAAATAACAAAGCAATCTAATACTGATTATCAAATATTAAGTACTTATGCTATTGCTTATATATCTATGGATCCAGATCCTTGGTTTGATACGTGGGCTAGTAGTTTATATAGTGGATATGATCCTAGTATAAATAATGCAAATCCTAATGCACAAAATCAAGGAAACTCTGCTGGTGTTAATTATACTGGTGCAGACTGGGATGATTATGGAACTGGATTAAATAGTACAACCTGGGTTCATTGGATTTGGTTTCAACCACTAGAAGGATTATCTAGTGAGGCAATAAACAATTGGGGATTTGCTGAGGGGTATTCACAAAATGGAGATCCTTACTCAGACTGGAAGTTTCACGTTGTTAGTGGAAACTCTTCTCACGTTGAGGATGTTGCAGAGTACGTTGATGAAAATCTACAAGAAGGAGAGTTTGGTCCACCTGCAGGATGGGATTTTATAAATAAATCAAATATTTTTTATGGCTTATTTTCCAGCTATTGGCAGATGATGAGTAACCAAGGGGCTTTTGAAGGACTACCTTACAATTATGATCAATCTCCCCCAAATAATGATGGTATTATAGAAGATTTCTGGATGGCGTTTGATCAAAATGGTGCCTCTAAGATATTTATTGATAATACACCGGTATACAATGGTATATTAGAACCTGGTTCAAGAGGATTTTTTGGGAACATGCAGGAGATGGTACATTTATACAGTCCGGCAGCGGATAAATTTGCTTTTCTAAATGGTACTAGACAGAACTCTGGATTATTCGAAGGTAGTATAGATGTATCTCAAACAACTGGTGATTGGCCTTTCTCTTATAGTGACTCGATGTATTTTGGAGTTGGAGAAGAACCTGGTGGATTAGTAGTTGAAGGTACATTAGGAGGTTTAACATTTTCCACCTTAGGCTCAGGGGAAGATGTTGTTCAATCATTTAATAATCTAAAAAATACATTTGCTGGTGGAACATACTTTAGATTTACAGATGATCCATTTGGTACTGTTTATAAGGCTATAGATATAAAATGGCATATTCAAGAAAGCGCTGAAATTGGTGGTGGAATATTTAGCTCAAGCATTATAGACAACGATACATACAATATTGAAGCGGGTAGTGGTAATCAAGTTCAAAAAAACTTTGACGACGATACAACAAACTACTATAATAGAAGAACTTCTTTTGTTATTTGGTTTAGACAAATTGAAAACGGTGTTTTTAGAAAGGAATATGTTAATGGAGGTGATTCTGGAAACTGGAGGGGCTATGGAGTTGAAACAGACATATGGGACCCTAGATCAGCTGTTGCTCATAATGGTTCTACATCTATGAAAATAGAAATATTAAAACCAGTTCCAGTAACTGGAGAGCTTTTTGAAGAAGAGCAGGTTACTTCTGCTGCCTGTTGGGAAACAGAACCTAAGAAAAATGTAGATATGGATATATACTATGAGGCATCTAACATAGTACCAATGAGATTAAATGAAAAGAATATAATAACATACACATCTCCAAAGAAAAAAGTTGCTGCTTATGCGAGCGTATCAGTTGATAGACCTGTGTATACTAATGGATATCTTCAATCTATCGCACCAGTTGTTTTGCCCACAAATTGCTATGTTGAAGATACTGTTGGCACGGCAGTAAAAATATTCTCCAACGGCTCACCAATAAACACAGTGTTAGAAGCAGGGGATATAATTAAGTTTCATCATCCAGACGGAACAACAACTAGATCTACAATAAAAGAGGAGATTGATGTTGATACAAATGGAAATATAGTATCTCCATCAACTGGCCTTAGCCAACAACTTAGTGGTGCTTGTTTTTCCAGTTCTCTTGGCAATCAGAGTTGGTTTATTTTTGATTATGATCAAAGTAATGCGATAAACTCTATAGGTCTTTCTACATTAAACGGAGCACCAATCCAACCGGGTTGGATAGTTACAGGTAGTAATGTTCCCTCTTTTTATGAAATTGTGGTTCAGCCAGGAGGAATACTATCACTGGGGATTAATACAAACGGTCTAAATCAACTTCTTTTTAATACTACCAATGGACAACCGTGGAATTTTGATCCAATGAGTCAGTTTGGATTGACTGGTGCACCAGGGAATGTTGGGCAGCTTGCTTATAATGGTAGCACTTTAGATCTTGATATATTCACTGTAACTATTTCTCAACCTAATACTGGTAGTACGGGCATGTGGAAAATAGATACCGATGTTTATAAGTACGCTATTGATTTGCCTTGGCACAATTGTTATACCTTTGGAAACGGTGTAGAGTCAGATAGAATACGAGATGATTTCAATGCGCCAACTATTGACAATGGTATAAAGGTATCTACAACATTTTTAGATTATAAAGCTGAGAAAAAAGGTAGTGGGTTAATATATTCTGGGATATACAATTCTACTTCAGGCGTGAACGAACTAAATGAATTTAACATGTCCGAGAAGATTACCAAGGATTTAAATCCAGCCTATGGTTCTATTCAAGCTTTAAAAACTAGAAATACCGATATAGTTACATTTTGTGAAGACAAAGTATTAAAAGTTTTAGCTAATAAAGATGCTTTATATAACGCTGATGGCAACACTCAATTAACAGCAACAAATAGAGTTCTTGGCACAGCTGTTCCTTTTGCTGGCGATTATGGTATATCTAAGAATCCAGAATCATTAGCTTGGGATCAGTATAGATTATACTTTACAGATAGACAAAGAGGAGCTGTTTTAAGACTATCTGGAGATGGTTTAACACCTATATCGAATGTAGGTATGAAAGAGTGGTTTAGAGACAATCTAGCGAGGTCTAAATCATTATTAGGAACTTTTGATTCTGTTAATGGTGAGTACAATTTAACGTTAAAGTTTTCAGAAAATATCTCTGATTTTTATCAAGATCTATTAAAATTAACTACCGAAAATACAACTATTTCTTTTAATGAAGCTTCAAAGGGTTGGGTTAGTTTTAAATCATTTGTTCCAGAAGCTGGTTTATCAGTAACGGGTAAGTATATTACAGCGGTATCCGATGAGATATACCACCACTATAACAGTAGTGTGAAGCTAAATTATTTTTATGGTACAAAGTATGATTCAAGAATAGACGTTTTATTTAATGATATGCCTAGTTCTGTTAAGTCTTTTAAAGCTATTAACTATGAGGGCTCTCAAGCTAGAGTTAATGTTTTTAATACTGAAACATATGATGGTGTTGAATACACTGATTCGGATATCTACAATTTAGAAGGTAAAGAAGGTTGGTGGGTTGAAAGCTTTGAAACTGATTTACAAAAAGGTAGTGTTAAAGAGTTTATCGAGAAGGAGGGTAAGTGGTTCAACTTTATACAGGGAGTAGAAAGAGTAGTTGACACTGAAACCAATTTAGATAATATCAATACAAGCGAGTTTTCTGTACAAGGAATAGGTTTCCCTATTAACGTTAACGTCCTAGATGATACTGATGGTGGTGATTCAGAAGATGGAACTGAAATACAAGTTGTTGATATTAACGATTTACAACCATGGGCGGCATTCACTTTTGTATCAGACCAAGACGCTGGATCTTCGGAAAGTGGATTAGCTGGTATAAAGCATAAAACATTTGGAGGGGATGGAAATACTCAATACGAAAGAGAATATGGAGATATGATAATGGTTGAAATGAATTTATATTTAAAGGGGACTGGAGCACAGCTACCTGGTAGTAATTCAACTTTAAAGATTAAACTAGCTGACACCACAACAACCCACACTGTCGAACACAATACATTATATCCATTAAGTTTAATGGTTCCTGCAACTAGTGATAATTACGATAGTAATTTTAAAATAGAGTTTGATGCTGTTGAGGCAGAGCTACCTAACGCTGGTGCTACTATTTTAATATCTCAACCGTACCACACTGTATTGGGACAAGGGGGTGCGCCTAAATACCAATCGTATCCAACGTTCTCTTCTAACCCTTATGGTTCTGGTACTATACTTAGTAATATACAGTCCGAATTACCACCTTATGGAAGTGGATCTGGAACTGATGTGTATGGTCCAGTTGAAATGAATACAGTTGTTACAGGGACTAACGATAATATTGAAATAGATGGTTGGAGAGAGTCTAGTGTTAATGGAAGTATGGAGTACGCTTCTTATGAGTACTTTCCAGAATAATTAAAGTTATGGCAAAAAATTATAAAGTTTCAAAATTTAAGACTATAGAAAACAGTGGCGATTTCGGTGCAGCTGGAAATATGGTGACCCAAGGTCAATTAACCATAACACCGAATTCAGGTTATTATGTTAGTGCCTCAGATTTTAGTTGCGATGTCACAAATGTTCAGGGTATAACTAGTGTTAGTTTTAGTAATTCACTAGCAGATATTTATAGTCCTAAAAACAATGTAATAGCTACGTTTTTGTTTGATGCTGGTTGGATTGTGCCAAGTGAGAACGTGAAGTTAGTGCTACCAATAAACGGAAGTGCTCATGTTTTAGCAAATCAAAAAAAACAAAGCGTATCATATAGTTACGAAATTATAAGAGATAATAGCGCTAGCCCTAACTACTCTCTTACCGTGGCCACCCAAATAAATACTAGGAATAGAGCATCTGTTAGAACATCAACTGATATTACTCACCCAACAATATCTGGGTATAAACAAACCGTTATGACTGGGGACGTTATTCCAAACCTATCTGAAAAATCTGCATGGGTATACGTGCTAGCTAATAGCGGTCATGCTTTTAGAAGTAGACCTTATTTAAAAATCAATGACAAAGCTAAAGGTATTATATCGAAAGACTTGGAATGGATAGAACACTCAACTACCATTCAAAAATATCCAAAGGCATATAGTGTTATTCTTAGATATAAGAACAACGTGGATGTTATAGCAGAAGATGGACTATCTATAGAGCTAATTGCTAGCACAGTGGCCATACCAGCTACAGTAGGACAAAGATTAATAACAGGTGTTAATGTTGGGTCTAGTATTATAAAGCAAGAAGGTGAGACAAGGAATATATCTATAAATGGAACAAAAGACTCTGAGTGCAAAATAACTATTGTTAGAGAAAGTACTCAAGATTCAATATTATCAAAAGTTAATTGTATAGTTACTGATCCAGTTGTAGGTAAAATAGGTGCTTATTTACATAAGTTTAAGAAAACTGGTATTTTTAATTTAAAACAACGCTTCCCGGGTTCAAATGTATTACTAACAAAGACTACGGCGGCATCATCAAGTGTTAACACTATTACGGTAGCTAACATAACTGGGATATTAGAGCGCGATAAAGTTATTGGTCCTGATACTGGGTCTTTCCGAGGGTCTGTTGGACAAATAAAAGATTCGGACGGAGTAATTGTTGTTAGCGTTAATACATCTACTAATGTTGTTACTTTAAATAAAACGGTTACGATTGATGATGACAAAAAAGTATTATTTAAAAGATCTGATTCATACTATATAAACGTTGAACCGCACAATGAGTTCTTGTTTGAAGACCAAACAACTTTAAGTCCTAGTTTACCAACAAATTTATTTAATTCTGTCGGGCAAAAGTACTTGTACAAACTTAGTCAAAATTTAGATTTAGTTTTAACGTTCTCATTTTCTGAAACATTAAGTGCAACGATAACGCTACCTAGCAGTATACATAAGGTAGGTAGAGCTAATACTAAATCTTTAAACATTAGTAAGTCTACACTTGGAAAAGGTGGTTATTTTAAAATGGATGTTACATTCACAAAGACACATGGTAGCGCCTTCACAGCTCCAACCACTCCGATATTTTCTAATAATGGAGGTACTTCACATTGGACGAATTCAAACTCATCAACAAACGGTGGGACAATTGTTTCTATGAGTAATTTTCAACTTGTAAGAAAAACCGTTAGTTCATCTAATGATACAATAACTATGGCTATAGATGTTTATGTTAAAAAATGGGGTTCATCTGATGTTATAATGGACTTCGATTTAGCACAAATTACAACTACTTAAAATAAATAAATATGCCTAATATAGAATTACAATTTCAGCAAAATCTAAATACATCTGTACAGGTTGGTGACTTAGTATATAGCGTTTCACCCACTCCTTCTAGTAATTTTCAAACTTCTGAAATACTAGCAGACAGCTACTTGGGAGTTATTAATAGTATTGATAATGAAGACAACATAATAGTAGTTACCGTTGAAGATGGCGTAACAACACCTATTGCAAATCAAAGTTTTATATTCTTTTCAAAAGATAATAGAGCAAACCTGTCTTCTTTAAAAGGATATTATGGATTAGCATCGTTTAGAAATAATTCTACGTCAACGTCGGAATTGTTTGGAACCGCAGCAGAGATAACAGAAAGTAGTAAATAGTTGGTAAAAAATGTAACTATATAATAGTAAAATAATAATTAATCTAAAAATAAATAACATGGCGTTTAAAATGAAAGGGTTTCAGGCCCACGCAAATTCACCTTTAAAAAATGCAAAAAACTGGCTAACAAGTGCTAAGAGTTGGATAAAGGACAAATGGGATCAAAGTGAACTAGCGGAAATTGTAGAGAACTTTGGTGATTATAAAGACCCAGCTGAAAGAAGAAGTAAAGCTCAACATATAGCTCACCTTATGAATCCTAGAAACAGATCAGAAGAAGCTGTAGCTTATAGAGCGGCTCAGAAAAACAAAGAAGATGTCTAAGGATAGTAGTCCGCTAAAATGGGTGCCACAAGCTGCTATGGCTGTTGGAGGTCTTGTTAACCTAGGTATGGGTATATGGGGCAAACACAAGGCTGACAAAGCTGCTGAAGAAGCTAGAGATAGAGAAGATAAGGCTAGGGCTGAGATGAATAGATTGAAAGATATCTATGCTAATCTAGATACTAGTAACCCATTTTTAAATATGGAAAATAAATTTGAAGACTTAACTATAAATCAAAAGGCTGCAAATTTACAAAACCAACAGTTCCAACAAAGTCAAGCTAATATATTAAGTTCTTTAAGAGGAGCAGCTGGGGGTAGTGGTATTGCTTCTTTAGCTCAATCGCTGTCTCAACAAGGTCAATTAGCTTCTCAGAGAGCTGCCGCTGATATAGCTGCACAAGAACAACAGAACCAAAAACTTAGAATGCAAGAGGCTAGTAGATTGCAAGGTATGGAGAGACAAGGTGAGGTTTATTCTAGACAAGCTGAATTAAATAAACAATCTACCCTATTGGGTATGTCTCAGCAAGAAACCGCTGCGTATGCAGAGCAAGCGGCTCAAGCTGATGCTGCGGGTATGAACGCTTTAGCATCTGGTATTGGAGGAGCAACAGACATGCTTACAGCTGGTTTAGGTCAAAGTGATTATACTTACGATCCTACAGAATACACACTTAAGAAAATAGATAATTAAAATAATATAATATGGCAGCAGATCCAACATTAGTACAGGGGGCCGGAATGGCTGTGGAGAGATCAAAGGACTCTACCATAGCTTTAGGTATTCAAGCTATACAAGAGAGATTGAATCAGGGTATGATAAAGGTTGCAGAAGAGATAAAGATACAGAAAGATGATTTTAATAACAAAGTATCTAAAGCTGTTGATTATGGTCGGGATTTAACTCCTGATCAATACGAGTTAATGATGGGTGAGTTTCAGGAGATGCAAAATGAATACATTTTGGCAAATCCACAAAAAAAAGCTTTAATATTACAAGATGTTAATAATAAAATAACTAGATTAGAGAAGGTATCTACAGCAAAAGAAAAGGGGAAAAACCTAGGTAAACTAGATGAATTAAATGGTGGGCTAACAAATAGCTTTAAGTCCACAGCAAGAGGTGCTGATGTTGCAGCAACTTTTACAGGAGAAAATCCAATGGTTGAAGTTGATAACCAATATGGTTATATGATATATGATCCAGCTAAAAAATCAAAAATAGAAAACGAAATAAAAGAATTAGAGAATTTTGATGTTTCTGGTTTAAGTGAACTTGAAAAAAAAGTTCATAGTTCAGATCTAGCTAACTTGAAACTAAGTTTAAAGGATCCAGCTTTTATGAAGTCGTTTGTGAGCATGGATGATTACGAAAAAATACTTGATGACAATGTGATTGATGGTGTTTTTATGGAATCTATTACAAATGAAGCTAAAAGAATATATGATGCATCCTTAGCATTAAAATGGGATAACAATGAGGAGTTTGACGTAAGCACAAACTCAAATGTTGTTTATGCGTGGATGCAAAAAGGAAATAAAAATTCTATGCTAAATCACGCGATGGGACCAGAGGTTAGTTTTAGAGATGGATTAATTGATGCTCTTCAAACAACAACATACTCAGAAAATGGTTTAGTTTTTGACCACGACAATAATCCAGATACTCCATCTATAAAAATAACAAGCGTGTTTGGAGGTGGTGTTGAAGAAGGCGTTGACCCTACACCTGGAGATAGTATTGTAACTGAGAATGATGTTAACATATTAAAGCAAGACGCTGAAATCATAGTAGACAAGTTAATAGAAAGAGATGATGATGCTCTCTGGGGAAAAGGTGGATATGTAAATACGTTTTTCACAAATTTTTTAGGACAAAATTTTGAAAGAGCAAAAGCTAATAGAGCTCCTGAGAGTGCACAAGCGCAAGTACAAAGAATGACTGCTGAGGCGCAAATAAAAAGGGGTTCAGAAAACCCAGATTTGTTTTTAACTAAAAATCAATTTCAAAACATTTACGGAAGTAATGATACCGACGAGGTGTATACACCACCATCAACTGAAACCGATGCTGGTCTAACAAGGGAACAGGCATTAGGATTTCTTAATGATGATGAAACGTCCACAAAAAGAAAAAAAGAAATATTAGTAAAATTTAATTCACAAAACCCAGACAACAAAATTGTTAAAACAGGATTCCTTGGGATGGGATCAAAATACGAATAAATATTAAAATAACGGGTAACTAACGATACAGTATGACAACAAGATATAGAGGTAATGACGGTAAGACTTATAAAGTTGAACCTGAAGATCTAGAACAATTTTTAAAAAATAATGATCAGGCGGTAATAATGCCAACATTGGGTGACACATTTGTGTACCAACAACAGAGTGGTAAAACGATTAGTGTTAAACCAGAAGATCATTCATCTTTTATAAACGATCCAAAACATAAAAATTCTAAATTAATAAGGGGTGGAAAGGAGGACTACGTGGTTCCACCACCAACTTATTCAATATCAAAAGGGGGCGTATCTGTCCCACAATCTAAAGAAAATTTCAAAAAACTTTTACAAGATTCTAACAGTAATTACCTTGAGCAGATAGCTAAAGGTGAACTAAATGTTAATATTAGTAATGATCCAGAAACTCAAGCGTGGCTAGAGAGTTCTATAAAGTCATATAAAGATATATCAAAAAAAGAGGATGTAAAAAATAGACTTATTACCGCGGGTGTTGTTGGTAGTTTACTTGGAGCAGAGAAAGGCATAGCAAATTATTTGTCGCAAACTAAAATGGTTAAGAAAGCTAAGAGTAAAATGTACGATGCTTGGAGATATATAAATCCCACAGTTGAATCTAAGGTTGATGGTAAAAAGGTATCTAATGATAAAATGCTAGAAATATTTAATGATGATGGTACTGTTAAAGAGGATTTGATAACTCAAATGGAAAGTATTATTAACAATGATGACACAACCCCAATAGCAACTACCAACGAACTATTACATCCCAAGTTTCATAAACCAGACATGTCTACTAAAACAGCTGGACCAGAAAAAAGATTGAAAAACTTTTTAAATAAATACTTTGAGGGACAAGGAGTTGTAGCTAAAGAGGCTATAAATTTTCGCGACGCAATAACCTTACATGGGGACGGTTGGAAATCCAAGCCATTTAATATATACAAGGCTAGACCAGAGGGTAGCACCGAGGAATTAGAAATAGACTTTGGGCAATTAAATGACATGATGCAAGAAGTCAAAAGAAATAGTAATCCAGATTTAGCACACGAGCAAGATATGGAGCTAATAAGAAAAATAGGTAATTCAAGCTTTCTTAATTCAGTAAATGAATTTGAATTTGAAGCAGCTCTTATGCAAGAATTAGACTCCGTGTTTAATCCAAATATTTCAAAAAGAAGACTAATTGAAAAATATCGTGAAAGCTTTACAGATCCAACTGGTAGAAAAGTAACACCTACTTTTTCTAAAGATGGACAAATAACAGGCAAGTGGGTTAGCACTGGTGTTGATAGAGATGGTTTTGTTCAGCTTGAAGATGGAACACGTTTATCTTATAAGTATATATGGGATAATAGAGATAGGTTGTATGAAAAATTAGAAGCTATAAGTGAGGACGTGAATAAGGATATTGAAGAAGCTAAGTACGGCGGTACTAGTGGGGTTGATGATTACTTAGAAATAGTGGACATGGTTTCTCACGGAAAAGAACCGGCGGATTTAAAAAGAATAAAAAGAGAAATTGAAAATATAGAAAACGGTTTTAAAACAGTGTTTAATGAGAACACAAATAAAATTGAGGTTGTAGAGTTGAAGGGTGATGATATAGGTAAAGAGTTAGAAAGATTAGAGGTTGAAAAAAATGCCTTAATAGAAAAACTAGGTATAAGAGATCTTGTTGATGAAAATGGTAAGTTTAGGAACGTTAAAAAAACAAGATGGGTTTTTGATCCTAGTGATGAAACAAGAATGATCCAGGTTAATGAAAACGATGTACCAACTGGAGAAAGCAGAAAAGCTAGTGATATTGAAATAAAAATAGAGCAAGACGCTAAAGACTTAGCTGTAGAAAATGATATTGATTTCATAAAAGAAATGCGGAGAAAAGCATACTATAGATTTTTAGCAGCTGGCCAATACGCGTGGGACAATAAGGATCAAATGGAGAAGGAAATAAGATGGATAGATAAAGAGTTTGCAAAAGTTTTTGATCCCAGTAACGATTCATACGTCAATGATGTTGCTCAATTAGAAAAGGTATTTGGACCAGAAGGAGATAGAAAAATATTTGATGTTGAGATAGATGCAAAGAATCCTTCTTCTTGGGGATTTGGTTTGAATGTAGATGGTAAAACACCAGAGTTCTTTACTAATATTGGTGGAGGATCTAAAATAGCAAAGAACTTTAATGATGCTTTAACAGAGTACAAAATGTGGTCTAGAGCTGTTGATTTAAATATCGATCCCAGAGAATCTGATATGGAGAATTATTTGCTTGGTGTCAATTTTAATCTTAAAAACCTAAAGGACGCTAAGATGTTTGGTGGTGATAAAACTCTTTTACCAACAAAAGGTAGTTACAACTCTGTTATAACAACGGGGCATGGTTCTACTATTGTTGATGGACTTGGTAAAGCCTTTTTTGGTGGAACTGGTGGGCTTAAAGATGTAACCTCAGATGATATGAACCAAGTGTTTGAACACAAAATATTAGAGTCTGGGATATACCAGTTGCCAGATGTTCGTAACGAGGGTTGGAACGGTAGAGGTAATAGGCAGAGGGAAATTGCAAACTTAGCTGCTAACACAGTAACATCGTTAGCTCCGTTGCTAGCAGAGATAGCTGTTTTTAAAAAAGTTGGTGGTTTAAAAACTCTAAATAAAACATTTCACGGTTTAGCTAGAGCATTTACAAAGAACTCAAACAGTAAAATGTATAAGAAATTTGTACACAACGTTGTTGTGCCAGGTGTTGTAACGCCTTTAGAATGGAGTATGGCAGAATATGGTGGTGAGGTTTTACTTGCTGATGGTAGTGGTATGTTTGATGCTCATACTTTTCATATTGATAAAGAGACTGGTGAGGTACAAACTAATTTTATTTTCCCCATGGCTATGGGTATGTCGGGAGGATTATTTGGATTAGGTATAAAAGGTTTTCAAAACAGAGTATTAAAACCTATAATAAATAAAGAAGGTGGTCCTGGAGGTCAAGTATTATTATACTTAGATAAAATAAAAAATAAGAATTTAGCTGGATCTTTAACTCTTGGCGAAACTGGTAGAACATTAGGTAAGTGGACTGGGCAAGGCGCTACAGCGACAGGCTTATTAACCGTGGCAAGTGCTGTTGAACAGATGAAGAAAGACTTTGATAACGGATGGTGGCCGTGGACACATCTTGATCCCGAATCTGAAGAAGGTAAAAGTAGAAAAGAAGAGTGGGATTCTTTCACAACAATGGATCACTTTATAGCAACAACTATTGCGATGATGGCTGTTGGATGGAGAGGCCTTGGTAGTATCGGTAGAGATATAAAGACAGATTTTTTAAGAATTAAAACAGAAACTATAGAGAGTAAGGCTGCTGACAAAGGCTTGGGTATGAGTCAAAAGAACGAGAAGAATGAGGATGGTACTTGGGAAACAAAAGACATAAAAAGAGAAAGAGACCAGTTGCAAAAACTTATAGAGGCTGAGAGAGATCCAATTACAAAAGAATTGGAAGATCTAAGAAAACAGGAGTTAGACCCTAAGACTAGTGGTATTTATGATGCTGTTAATGGTAAGGGTGCTTTAGAAAAAAAGTTCAACGAGCTAAATGAAAAAATAGACAAACTAAATAAAGACAATAAAAACATTGAGAATTGGGCTGCAGAATTATTTAGGAGAAATGAAATAATTGAAACCAAAAAAGGTTTAAAAAGCGAAAAGGAATATATTGATTACTTAAGAGCTGAATGGAATATAGCTAGGGGGCTAGGTGATGGTCAGTTAAAAGCTGATGATCTAGATAGAATTGCAGATCTAAATGCTAAGGAGTTTGAAATGTTTCTTGAAAACGAAGGTATAAAAGGAGATAGAGCTGATTACCTAAGATCTGTTTATAGTGTTGTTAGTCAGTCCGGAATGATCGCCACCAAACTAAAAATGGGTGAAAGAGGTAGTAACACTAGAGATCTGTGGATGGAGTCTCAATACGAACTAGCTCACAATTTAAATAATATTAAAAATTTAAAAGAAGCCGCTAAGCAAGGTTCTTCTAACGAAGCTATATATGATAAGCAAATAAAGCAACTAGAAAATAGAAACAAAGAATTAAACGAAAGATTAGACAAGCAGTTCGAAAAACATAACGTTGAGTTTAAGAAAGAACTATTGGCTCAATTAAAACTAGATAAAAAACTAGCTGAAAAAATAGGAGTTGGTTTTGAAATTCTTGATCAGAAAAAATATGAAGATATTTTAAGGAAAAATGGAGAAGATGTCAATGCTGGTAAATTTAGTGAGGCTTTTATATCTAAGCTTGGAGATAAAATATATATCAACATGAATCAAGCTCTTAAGGTTAAAAACTTAGGTGTTGGTAGACATGAGATAATGCATAAGTTGTTATGGGACACACTAAAAGAAAGTTATACATACAAAGATCCAGCTACTGGTAAAAAAGAAACTAGAAGAAGAGTTTCAGAGGATGGAATGAAAATAATAGACCTAGTGCTAGGTAAGCTTTATTCGAAAGATAGAAAATTAATAAAAGATAGAGTTGAACAAAACTACATGTACGAGACCGACTACAGGACTGTCGTTAAGAATGGTAAGAAAGTAATTGAAGAATTTTATGTTTTAAAAGATGGTGAGAGAATAAAGAAAGATCCCAGAGAGTATTATGAAGAGTACTTAACCGCTACAGTTGACGCTATTAAAAACAAGCAACTTATAAAAGATTACTCAACTGGTAGACAACTTGGTACAGTTTTGTGGCCTATAATGAAAGAAAGAGGACCTTATAAAAACATGTATAAGTTTGAGATTAACGGTGTAAATTCTAAGAAAGCTGTTAACGATCTTTGGGCTATGATAGAAACATTAACTAAAGAATCTGACGCAAACATTGGTATGGTTGTTGATGGTAAGAAAATTGAAGGAACTGGTGGAGCTAAGTCTAAGAGTAACGTTGAGGCTATGGTTAGTAAGTATGATGGCAATCCCGCCAAAATGCTTAGAAAGGAGTTGAATAGATACCCAGATTCTTTTGCTAAAAGAGAGGATGGTAGTTTAATACTAGATAGTCAGGGTAGAAAGATACCGGTTGAAGGAGCAGAGTTAGATTGGTCTAGACATGAGTACCCAATTAACGAAAGTTCTTTTGGGAAAGAAGTAGGACCTATAGTTGGTAGCATATTAAAGAGAATATATGACCCCATAACTAGATATCCTAGTGGAAAAGAAGCTTTGAGAGATTTAGGTATAACAAGAGAGCAATTTAAAAACGAACTAATACTAAGAGCGTCGTCACTTATAGATAGGGGTGGTGAGTTTAGAAGAGAGGATTTAGGTAAGGGTCAAACAATAGATGATTTTATTAGTAATAGACTTAATTTAAGAGCTAATAGTTTAGCAAAGGAATTAGGGTTGCCATCAGCTGAAACACTGATAAAGAAAGAAAAGTTTGAGCAAAAATCTGGTGAAGATGTTTTTGAAAGACAAGTTGGTGTTGAGGATAGAAAGATGACTGATTTTGAAAACCAACAAATACAACTTAAAGAGACTACTAAAAAAGAAATATCCCAGTTTAGAAAAGATTTTGGTATTAAAGACGGGACTGCTGAATACAATGTGTTAAAAGAAAAAGCTTTTAACGCAACGTTAAATTCTTTTAAGAAATCTAAAGTGGATGTTTTAGATGTAGATGGAAATGTTAACCCAAAATTCATTACTGACTTGAAGCAAAACGTTCGTAAAGAAGTAATGACAACTGTTAAGAAGATGTTTTTAGATGGTGGCAAAAATGGTGTTATAAAATTTACCGAAAAGTACGGTAAAATGTTTTGGGAAAACTATGTTATGAAGACTCTTGATGGTAAAAACTGGATAGTTAAAGCCGGAACACCTAGTAAAGCTATATTAAAAAAATACCCGGACGCGAAGCCATTTGGTAGAGAGGTTGTTATTGATAGAGCTTCTGTTAGCACAACAAAAGCAGCTCAAGGTATGGAGCAGTTGAGAAAAACAGCTTCAACAACAGCAGGTACTACTGTTTATAGAGTTAAAACATGGGAGGAAATAAATGGAAACATGGGACTACAAGCTCTCTTAAACGGAGAATATTACAACCCTAAAACAAAAGAAACTGTACAAGCAGAAGATATTATAGGTTTTAGTGGTAAGGCTGCATCTGGTAATTATTTTGCTGGAAAGAGAGAATCTGTATCTGATTTCTTAGTAGACAATATAACTAAAAGTGTTGTTGATCAAGTTAGAAGAGAGAATAGAATAGAGGAGGTTAATGGAAAAAAGGTTGTAGAGGGTTTATTAGATAAAATAGTAAACTCTGTTGGTGGTAAGGTTGGTGTAGATTTTTCTAAGTCTACAGAATTTAATATAGATCACGCAAGAGAATTATTAAAAGACATATGGGAAAATGGGTTGGGAGATGTTATAAAACTAACAGATACTGGTGAGCTAAGACTTATAAGAGATTATGGTAATAAAAACATAAGTCAAGAAACAATTGACAAGGTTCATTCAATATGGGATCTTGCTCCAGCAACTTCTAACGGTATTAAGTTTATATCCGGTATAAAAAACCATAAAAATCCTTTAATGCAAGAGATTGCGGACGCATTTAAAAAAGATAGATTCAATAGAAATGATCTACAAACGATGGGTAGAATAGAAAGACAATTACCAGAGGTGGTTAAAGCATTGGGAAAAGATGTTCTGCAAATGAAACCATTATGGGATATGTTAGGTTTTCATAGGAGAATACTTAATCCAGCTCAAAAACAAAAATGGGATTGGTGGGAAACTATGTCCACGGAGCAAAAGGATATTATAAAAAAAGAGCACGGTGGAGATGTTCAATATCAGAAAACTAAAGATGGAAAATATATATCTGCTCCGTACTTTAAGTCTAAGCAAAAATTAATTAATTTAGCTAATACATTTAAATCCGAACCAAAAATAAAAAAATTGGTTGAAAAAGTTAAGCTAATGAATAAGGGTGTTGGTGGTCCATTTAAGATGGTTGAAAACATATTAAACAGAGATATTACTCAAGCAGAAAAAATATTAGAGCTTAAAAAAATTGAAAAAGAAATAGTTGAAGCTAGTGAAGCTAACATAGAACTTCACACTGAAATAATAAACAGACTAACAAAGGGTATTATAGGTAAAAAGTTTGATGCATCAACCGTGGCACACATATTACAAGCTCAAACTAGTTTAGTAAAAGGATTTAGAGCGTTAAGTCGATTAGAATTGGTTGATGTTAGAACTGGTTCACAGGCTACATATAGATACAAGGTAAAAACAAGATCTGGTAAGGTTGTGGAAAAGTTTACTAATAATTTATCTGAAGCTAAGAAGGGTGTTTCACATAGCATTAACAAGAGAAACCCTTGGTTTAAACAAGCAGTTAAATGGTATGGTAGTGAGGCCGTGGTTTTAGAAATGATTGAAAAAGGTAAACTTGGTATAAAGGGTGAGCATCTAGGACCAAGTGCATTAACAAACATAAAGCTAGTCGAGTTTATAATGGAGGCAACTAGAAGCAAGAAATATAGTACCGACAAGGCTAGAAGAGCAAGAATAAAAGAAATACTAACAGATCATTCTCAATTAATAACAGCCGAGTATGTTGCTGACATAATAGATAAGGGTGGTAAAACAAATCCCGCTGGTTTTGATAGGGTAAAATTCTTAGACCAATACCATCCAGCTGGGAAACACGTGGATAATATATTTTCTTTTAGTGGTAAAAATTACTACGAGTTTCTAACTAATAAGAAGCTATCTACATGGGAAAAGAAAAATGGAGAGAAAGCTGTTGAGCATAAAGAGAGATTAATTAGAGATAGCAAGATAGTCGACAGTCAAATTAAATATAGTAGATCAGGAGAAAAAAGAGGTATGTCTACTTTTGATTTTGATGAAACACTTATTATAAAAGGTAAAAACTTTGTCACAGCGAAAAACCCCAAAACAGGTGTTGTTAAGAAAATAAGTTCTGAAGCTTGGCCTGTTGAAAGCTCTAAGTTAATAAAAGAAGGTTATGAATTTGATTTCAATGATTTTGTTAATGTTAAAGGTGGTGTGGACGGTCCACTTCTTCAAAAGATGAAGAATCAAATAGAAAAATATGGAAGTGATAATGTTTTTGTACTAACAGCTAGACCACCGCAATCAGCGATGGCTATACTTGGTTGGTTGAAATCAAAAGGTGTTAAAATTCCTATTGAAAATATAACTGGATTAGGTAACGGAACTGGCAAGGCTAAGGCTGAATGGATGCTTAATAAGTTTTCTGAAGGATATAATGACATGTACTTTGTAGACGATGCACTACCTAACGTTAAAGCTGTAAAAGATGTATTAAATCAACTAGATGTAAAATCTAGTGTTGTTCAAGCTAAGAATAAAATTCAAGTAGGTAAGTATGTTGTTGATATGACGACAAAAGAAGGTAGAAGGTTTGTTGAAAACTATGAAACTAAACCGGGCAAGAAAGTTATATTTTTAGCTGGCGGTGCTGGTAGCGGCAAGAGTAATGTTATCAACAAACTGAAACTAAGAGATCAAGGTTTTGAGATAGTTAATCAAGATATTTCTTTGGAGTGGTTAAAAAAGCAAGAGGGTATACCTGAAAATATGAGGGAGCTTAGTAAGGAAGAAAGAAGTAAGCTAGGTAAAATAGGTGCTCAAGCTAGAGGTATAGCTAGCAGAAAGATGGAGAAGTTTAAAGGAAGAGGAGATGGGATTATTGTTGATGGAACAGGCGGCTCCATTAAAAACATGGAAAAATTAGTTAAAGAATTTAAGGATAAGGGTTACGATACAAGTATGCTATTTGTTGAGACTTCTTTAAATACAGCTTTAAGTAGAAACAAATTAAGAAAAGAAAGATCTCTGCTAGATAATATAGTAAAAAAGAATCACGAATCTGTACAGAAAAATAAACCTGGATTTAAAAGTATGTTTAAGGAAAGTTTTATGGAAGTAAAAACAGATAACTTAAAGAAAAACGATTTAATGCCAATAGAGTTGGTATCTAAAATAAACGAATTTGTTGGTAGACAAAAAGATTTAAAACTTGGAAAAGAACTACCTGATTGGATAGTTGATATATCTACAAAAAAGGGAAGAGAATTAATTCAAAACCTAGAAGGCTTACCCATTGTAAAAGGTACTGGGCTAAGTAAGGTTCAGTTTTCTAAAAGTATAGACCTTGAATTTAACGAAATGATAGAGCGTAGATTTAACGTTAATGCTCTTGAAAACATTAGTGGTGGAGCTGCTAGGATTAAAGGTAGAAATATAGGTAAATGGTCTTTCTTTATTCCACCTTCAGCCGAAGATTTCTCCGGCTTAATGTATTCTTTATTAGGTAAGGGCAAACAGGGTGATGCTGACATGGCTTGGTTTAAAAAGAACTTATTTGACCCATTTGCTGTTGGGATTAGAGACTTAACTATAGCTAAACAAAAAATGTCTGAAGAGTATAAGGAGTTAACCAAGCAGACTAAAAAAGACATTAAACTTAATAAGAAAATTGAGGGCACAGAGTACACTAATGATATTGCTATAAGAACCTATCTTTGGGAAAAGGGAGGTCATGAGATACCAGGTATGAAAGAGTCCACTAAAAACATGTTACTAGATTACGTTACTAGTAATCCTAAGTTGGTTAAGTTCGCTGAAACACTAGAGTCGATCACTAGATTGAAAAAGGGTTATGAGGCCCCTAGTGAGTACTGGATGTTAGAGAGCATATCTAGTGATCTAAACAATCTAGTTAAGGGAACAACAAGATCTAATTTTCTATCTAAGTGGATTGAGAATAAGAAGGTTATTTTTTCTGAGAAAAACTTAAACAAAATAGAGAGTGTGCTTGGTTCTAGATATAGAGAAGCTTTAGAAAATATGCTGTACAGAATGGAGCATGGTACTAATAGATTAATCGGTACAAAAGATGGGCCAACTAAAGACTTTTACGATTGGATTAATGGTTCTGTTGGGGCAACGATGTTTATTAATGTTAGATCATCGGTGTTACAAACCATATCTATGGTTAACTTTATAAACCACAAAGACAATAGTATATTCGCTGCGTCTAAAGCTTTTGCTAATCAACCTCAATTTTGGAAAGACTTTGCTTTCATAATGAATTCACCAATGTTAAAACAAAGAAGAGCTGGTTTAGAAATAGATGTGTCAGCATCAGAGTTAACTAATCAGTTCCAAAAAAGTGGTAAAAACCCTAGGTCTATACTTAAGTATATATTGGAGAAAGGTTTTACCCCAACTAAATTAGCAGATAGTTTTGCTATTGCTATGGGCGGCGCGCCATTTTATAGAAATAGATTAAACATGTACTTAAAGCAAGGTATGGCTATTAGTAAAGCTAAAGAAAAGGCTTGGTTGGATTTTCAAGAAATAGCGGAGCAAACACAGCAATCCTCTAGACCGGACTTAATATCACAACAACAAGCCGGACCACTAGGTAGAATAATACTAGCTTGGGCAAATACACCTATGCAAATGACTAGGTTAATGAAGAAAGGTATGTCTGATTTAGTTAACCGTAGAGGCGATTGGAGAAACAATGTTTCTAAAATACTTTATTACGGTGCAGTTCAAAACCTTTGGTTCATGACTCTACAAACCGGATTGGGTTGGATGATGTTTGGTACCGACCAAGAAGAAGCTATTGAAAAGAAAGAGCAAAGAGTTTTAAACGGCGCGTTTGATACTGTGCTTAGAGGAACTGGTGTTTATGGAGCATCAGCTGCGACACTAAAGAATATTATACTCCAAGCTCAAGCTGAACTAGGTAAAGAAAGCTACAAGAGAGACCTTGGAAACGTTGCTATTGAAATGATAAACCTATCTCCACCGCTTGGGGCTAAAAGTAGAAAAATGTATCAAGCATTAAAAACTTTTGCATACAATGACGGTGTTGGTGAGGAGTTAGGTTTTAGAATTGAAAATCCAAATATAAACGCTATAGCTAATGTTATTGAGGCTGTTACAAACGCTCCAACAGCTAGAATATTAAACAAAGCTAATAGTATGGAGGAGGTTGTTACCGGTGGACACGCTATCTGGCAAGATGCTGCCATGATGCTAGGTTGGAGTATGTGGAACGTTGGCGCAAAAGATGTAGATTTAGAAGTTGCTAGAGAGTCAGCTGAAGAAAAAAGAGAGATTCAGAAAAAGAAAGAAAAAGAGATTGATAAGAAGATAGAAAAAATGGAAAAAGAAAATGCTGGGCTTAAAGAAAAGCGTTGTTCGGGTAGAAACTCCGAGGGTAGAAGATGTAAACTAACTGGTTGGACAAAAAGTAATGTTTACAAATGTAGATACCATAGATAGTAATATAAATAATCATTGTGTAATAATAATATAAAGAACTAAATATGATAAATTGGATAAATTCCTGGAGATCGGGAAATAAAAAAGAAGTATACGAAATTAATTTTAGATTAGGAACATGGACTATATTAGAGCTATCGTTTTGTCCTTGCTGGAAATGTGAGAATAAAAAGAAGACTTGCACTAGATTTAGATTCATGATTTTAAACTTTGGATTTGAAATATAAAACATGAAATGGATAGGTCAACATATATGGAATTTTATATCTAGATTTCGCTCAGATGTTCACTTGGAAGGTATAGAGGATAATAATAATACTACTGCTCACTTTACGGGTACAAGCACTACTACCGCTCATAATAATAAAGTTATTAAAATAGGTAAGATAAGGGGAAATCAGAATAGTAGTGGACAGGCAAAAGTTGAAATCAAAGGTAGTTCAGCTCATCATAAGTTAGAATTAAGCCAACAATATAGAGTTGATGATAGACCTCCCTATACGTCCTCTCAAGCTAGGATTGTTTTCTGTCAATATAGTTTTTTAGGAATACCAATACCCGGCGTAATACAAACACAAGATGCAAAAGATGTTAATCCTGGACAAAACATAAATGGGCAAGCAATGTTAATAGAAGCTGGTGGAGGATCTGGTAATAATAGAGTGGGCGGAGATTTAATACTAACTGGTGGTAGAGGTACTGGAACAGCTAATAGTGGTGATCTAGTATTTTTAGGAAAAGCTGGAGGTGGATCTAGTAATTCTAATTACAATGATATTGCTATTTCTGATGTTGTATTTAGAGCTTATGGAGCAGGTGGTATACAGGCTGGAGGAACAGCTACACTAGTAGATGTGGTAGCTAGCGGAACAGTTAAGTTCACAAACCTTCCAACATCAGATCCAACTGTTGCTGGTCAATTATGGAGTGATAGCGGTACTTTAAAGGTGTCCGCAGGTTAATAAAGTTATAAAATGAGAGCTATATATAAAAACATAAGCGCAGATGGGACTGCAACTATACTATCTAAATACGGGGAAAACGGTGTTCAGGGTGAGAATATAATGCAAATCAGAATTGCTAATCACGAGGATACGCACGATAATATAATAAAACTTTTTTTAGATGATGGAACAAATCAATATGTTATAGTTGAAACAGTTATACCACCTAGAGTAACACTTGTTCTTGATGATGGTATTAATTATGACGGAAGAGTTTATGATTTAAAATTAACAACAGATGATGATGGTGGATCTACCGCTTTAACAATAATAATTAAATAAATGGAATTAGAGGTAATTAGATTTTCTGATGGCACTGATAGTACTAACGGGATGTTATTAGAATTAAATAGGCATGCAAATAGTCCTCATAGTGAGGGTTATAGATGTAAAAGAACTTTCTTAGCATATACACTAGAAGATGAATATAGAGATGAAAAAAAATATGGCGAAACAAGAATACCTAACGGGACTTACGAAGTTGGTCTTAGAACAGTTGGTGGTTACCACCAAAAATATAGCAAACGTTTTCCAGACATTCATATTGGGATGCTTCATGTTACTAATGTGCCTGGTTTTGAGTATATTCTTATACATTGTGGTAATACCGATGAGCATACTGCTGGTTGTCTCCTCGTTGGCGACTCCCAAGAAAACAACCAAATCACGACGAACGGTTTTATAGGTAAATCGACTCAAGCGTATAAAAGAATTTACCCACGAATAGCAGAAGCTATTGAGTGTGGAGAAAAAGTATTAATAACATATAAGAGCATATAATATGGCAACTGTTAAAACAAAATTAGAATTACAATCACAAAGCAATATCGCTGGATTGCTATCTTTAAATTATAACAATGACAAAAGTTTAACTGTTGGTGCTACTAGTGGTAGCACTGCATCAATAACCACTGGTAATACAGAAATAGTTTCAACCTCAGCATCGGCTACAACATATGTCTATATAACAAATCCTCACGCATCAAACTCTATACTACTTAAAAAGGGAGACAATGTACAGTGGGGAATTATTCACGCTGGTGATTGGAGTTTTATAGCTGTTCCAGCGTCTATTGGTCTAAACGTAGCATCGTCAGTTGGAACAATAAGTTTTGATTATATAATGATGACAAAAGCTTAATATGAAAAGGTCAGCATTTGTATTTATGGAAAAGAAACGTGTAAAAAGAGGTGTGCACGCTAAATCCAGTACTTCAAGAAATAAAGGTAGTGATAATTATAAAAAACAATATAGAGGACAAGGAAGATGAAAAAATTAATTTTATTATTTGTACTTATTAGTACAATATGTAGTGCTCAAATAAAAGACTTTTTTAAGTACTCAACATTTTATACATCAATGACAATGGGTTCTTCTTTTGTAGAGAAAGAGGATTATATTGCTATTGGTAAGGGTTATGAAGACGTAACAGAAGTTAATCCATATGATTATAATTTAACGATAGGGTTGAGAAAAATCGCTCGTATGGATTATGAGTATAAGGTTAAGACTTGGTATTACGGAACTGAAGATGGAGTAAGTGACAATGTAACAATAGGTAATGCTATTGGTTGGGAATACCTACTTAACTATTCTTTTATACGTAATCGTGGAGAAAAGTTTACTGATCAAAATTTTTGGTTAAGATATTTAGGGAATAGTTGTGTTACTAAACTGCAATACACAGATAATCAAAGAGTAGATTTACGATTCGCATCGTTTGATACAAGATACAGAATAACAAAAGGTAATTGGGATTTTACAGTCGGAGCGGTTGGTAGAATACATCCAGCTTATGGTATAAATCCTATTGAAGACTTTTGGATACCAGGTGAATCAACGTTTCAAGATTTAGCGGAAGATTTTGGATACGCACCAGAGCAATGGGTACAAGGATTTTATGTCGACCAGAATTGGTACGATGTTAGTGGTGGAGATTCCGTACTTATCGCTACCTCAAACGACGAGTTTTTCCACCACTATTTCGGAGACGCAGTTGCGCGGTTTAACGAACGTGAACTGGAGAAACTAGGTTTACAAAAAGAAATTAGTGCTGTTGTTGGTGTAGCGTATTATAAGTACACACCAAAACTATGGCTACATATTTGGGCTAATTGTTTGCCATTACATTATGGTCTAGACGATTATTCGTTTGAATATGGAAAAGAAAAATACGACAACATCGAATGGGATGCTGGTATTGTATTTGGCTCGAGGGTTACAAAATCACTTGGGATGTTTATTGAAGGGACTCACATGAAGTACTGGGAAAAACCAGTATATGAGGTGAAGTTTGGTTTTAACTATTTGATATTTTAATTATGGCATTGCAATTTAACAAGCGTAGATATATGCATGGTAAAAGGAGGCATCCTAGTCATAGGATAGGTTGGGAAGGAACAGATCACTCCTCCCATACTGAAGAAGAAGAGATTGACCATATGACTATAATTAGAAACGGTAAAAATAAAAAGAAATGAAAAAATATATTATAATACTATTTGCGTTTATTGGCTCGTTCGTCAATGCGCAAGAATACGATTTTCAAGAATTATGTTTAACTTGTGCAGAGCAAGGAGGTTTTTATTGTGGAGATGACCCAACAAATTGGACTCAATATTCTCCAGATGGTTGTGTTCAAGCCGGTTGGATAAACGATGGATGGGAGGATTGCGTTGATGCTTCTGATGAAAACGAGGCTGCACCAACTTTACCAGCAGATTGTGCTCCACCACCACCACCACCATGTGATACGATCTACGTAGACGTCGTTGAATATGTAAATTTAATTGATACAGTTGAAGTACCATTTTTTATTTACGAAACAGTAATTCAATTTGATACAATAGTTGAAACAGAATATATAACAACGGTTGTTGTTGATACGTTTGAGGTTGCAACAATTGTTCCAGAATATATATACATAACAGATACTATCACTGTTTATGAGGACATATTAGATACATTGGTTGTTGAAGTACCTGTTGTAGAGTATGTTGACACAATTATATATGATACTGTTGTAGAAACTGAATACTTAGAAATATTTGTTGTTGATACAGTTGTAGAATATATTGAAGTAATTAATACTGAATATATTGATTGTGACTCAGGTTTACCTTGTAACTCCGCTATTATGGAAATAGTAGATAAATCTAAAACAAATGGTGTGATATATAACATTAAAGGACAGGCTGTGTTGGTAAGAGAGGGTTTGTATATAGAAGGCGGGAAAATTTATTATAAAACAAAATAATTATGGCTTTTAAAATGAGGGGAAACCCAATGAAAAGAAACTTTGGGGTTTCTCCAATGAAAAACTACAAAGATGGATATTATAAAGATGAGGATGTTTCAGGCTTTAAAAAAGGCATGGCTCCATATGGATATGATGCTATTGATGACACATCTTACTACGACAACCAGGTAGAGCAAGAAGAAAAAGATTGGGAAAAGACTAAAAAAGAGGGTGATATTGCTCATGATAAGTTACTAAAAAAAGAAAAGAGAGCTGAGTTGAATAATAGAATAGAGGGTAATAGTTCAAAGATAAAAGAAAAACTATCAACATTATTTGATTGGATTAAAGACTTTAAGGTTAGGTAGTATGTATACTTATAAAGCGAAATTAGATAGGGTTGTAGATGGTGATACCATTGACGCTAACATAGATCTTGGATTTGATATAACTATTCATAAGAGAATAAGGTTAACAGGTATTGATACTCCAGAATCTAGAACTAGAGATTTAGAGGAAAAGAAAAGAGGTTTAGCCGCTAAGGCTAGATTGACAGAATTACTAGGAGATGGTAATTTCGTTTTAGAAAGTAGAGAGGTTGGTAAGTTTGGAAGAGTGCTTGGTACAATATACGCAGCTGCAGAAGAGTCTGTGAATATTAACGATAAGTTGGTGGAAGAAGGTCACGCTGTTGAATATTGGGGAGGTAAAAAAAAGAAAAAAGAAACAACTGAAAAGCGAGATCAAAATGAAGACGTTCCTTTTGGAGATTAAAAATAAATAACATGAATATATTTAAAGATAATAATGATTGGAATGAAAAGTCTATAATAGGATTTGTAGCATTTACAATCATGTGTTTAATAATGGTCGCTGATCTTTTAACAGGATGGGTTGGTAAAGACCTTATTATAAATGAGTTTGTTTATGATTCATTTGTATGGGTTGTACTAGGTTGTTTTGGAATCAGTGGAGTAGAAAAATTTGCTAAAAAATAAACAATGGCTAAAGAATTATCAGAAGATAGTAAGTTTCAAATAAGTATTAAAACTTTAATTGCTATAGTTGTTGCTGTCGCAACTGTTATATCAGCTTATTTTGGTTTAATGGCAACAATTAACTCTAAGTTTGGAGAATTAGAACTTAAAGTTAATGAAGCTTTAGAATTACCAAAACCTGGAACAGGTACATACACGATAGATATGGGTGATCCCGCAGCCACCAACACTTGGCCTCCAACTAGAATGGAGTTTAACATGAAGGATCAGATGGCTCGTAATCAAATAGACCAACTTGTTAAAGAGATTGAAGAACTAAACGAAGAAATAAAATTACTAAGAAAATGATTAGAATAGATATATCAAGCTACTTATATGTATTAATGATGTTGTTCATGTTTGCTTGTGGAACAGCATTTAGTCAAGACTTTATTGACGGTAGTAATTTTAATGACAAAATAGCTAAAGATGTTGTTGCTATAGAATTTTGGGCTGGATGGAATTCCGCTAATGAATTTGCAGAACTAAATAAGTTAAAAGAGTGTGAAAAATATAGAGTTGATATAAACTCAAACGCTGATCTTCAAACTAAATTTAAAGTAATGTCTATACCAACTGTTATTATATTTGATAACGGTATTGAGAAAGAAAGGTTTAAGGCTAATATAATGTTTAAACTAGAGGCCGATAAAAAAACTATTCAAAACTCAGTCGATACAATAATACTTAATAAATTTCAATAATTATGGCGTATAAAAATAGTAGTAGTTTTGCAAAAATGTTTTGCGATAAAAGTCCTTTTAAAAAAGCTTTTGAAAAGCACAGTATGTATAAGGGTAAAGCCCATGTTGTGGTTCAAAATCATGCCGGACACAAAGCGCTAGAGGAAATGGATTGGGGACACAGTCCGCACAAAAAATTAGATGAAGAATATTAAAAAGAAAATAATTATGGCATACAATAATAGAGGTGTTAGTCCACTAAAAATAACAGAAGAGGCTTACAATAGGCGTAACAGAAAAATGAGAAAAGAAAACCCTGGTATGGGTAAAAAATTAACTAGTGGAACAAGTCCACGTAGAGTTTCTTTTGCTTGTAGATTTGCTGGTATGAGTGGCGCTATGAAAAATAAAAAAGGAGAACCAACTCCTTATGCTAAAGCTTTAAAAAAATGGGGATTCGGAAGTAGAGAGGCTGCTGCTGCGTTTTGTAGAAAACATAAAAAAAGTTAATAAAAAAAGGGGCTAAAAAGCCCCTTTATTATTTTAAGTATTTTACTTAAGAATTTTTAATTGCCTGCACTTCAGCTCTAACATTTTGAGCAACAGTTTTTATGTTCTGCATGTGCTTTCTAACTCTGGTTCCTGCTGATTTATTTCCAGTACTAAACTTTATGACTTCTACTTCAGCGTTTTCCATTTCACTTCTCATTGTTCCAAATAATTCTTCTAAATTCATATTATATTATTTTAAATTAAACTACTTCACATGATCCACCAGCGCAAGCTAACTCGCCTGATAAATCTGTGTTATCTTCTGCTTCAATAACTTTCGTTAAATCTACGTTAGATAATACTTTTGACATTTTATTATATTTCGCTTCGTCAATGTCTTCAAACGGAGCTTGTGTATAAGTACCACCATCGTATGGTAATACAGATAACCCATTATAATACTCTCTATTTTCCCACATCCAATCACCTGCTTTTTTCCATTCATTCTCTTTTAAGGATATAGTTGCTGACACGTTGTGTGTGTTACTACCTCGTCTATGACCAGGTCGTATCCACTCTTGTGCAACACGCTTAACCCTCTCAAGAGTATCAAATGGAGATTCAGTTCTAAGTATTGAACCATCAGGTGCTTTTTGAGGTATGGAAAT